CGAAGAGTAGAGGATTCTTAGTTGGCTCATCGTCCCTCGTTATGGTATAATTCGACTAGTTACACCAGTGCGGCATCAGAGCGCCGCCATTTCCGCTAGCGTGCGCCCCGCACCGGCGTTGTACAGCCAGGTAATGTCATCGGCTGTGGGGATGTAGGCTTTCCACATCATCACCGGCCCGATACGTCCCGTGAAATACAGACTTCCGTTCTGGCTGCCCAGCGTAAAAGCCGCGGCATTGTCGGTTGGGCCAGAGTCGCGCGTCGCTGTGGTCAGCGCGCCATTGTCACAGCTAATACTGTGCGTGTGGCCCGTAGTCGAATACGACGCAAAGACAAAATGCCATGCGTTCAGGGTAAAGCCGCCCGCCGATATCGCCTGGTTGGAACTGGTCGTTTGGAAGCGGATCGTATTAGTATCGGACTGAAAAAGCTGATAAGCCGTTGTATAATCCTTCGCCAACAAGACCTTCGTGCCGGTCGTCGTCTTGTAAGCCCAAAACGCAATCGCGAAATTTACGCTGCCAACCGACAGCGCGGCGTTGTCGTTGATCGTCAGGTGCTCGTTATTGGCCGCCAGAAATTCGGCGGCGTTGGCGTAAACTAGCCCCGTGTTGGCCGTGACCGTATTGACATCCGTGAGCGTATTGCTGCCCACACTGTCGGCCCGGTTGCCGCTAGCCTCGTCTAATTTCCAATAGGCCACCAACGATGTATAGAGCGGGTCTGCGCCGCCCCCCGCCGCGGGTGCGGTGGCGAGGCCCGACTGCCCTATGCGCCAAATGCCGCTGCCTGCTCTATACATTGCCCTGCTCCACAGCCTGTACGTCTTGGGGCAAAATACGCGGCAACCCCAACTCGGTTGCCCTGGACGGCCCCAACACCGTGGCCTGCCAGTCGGGGTCGGGCTGCGTCTTGTTAAACTCGGTTTCGACTTTTGTCACCGTGGCCGCGGCGAGCGCGGTCTTGGCCCCCCGCCACAGGGCAACTAGCTCCACCTGATCGTTGGACTCCAGCGCGCGGCGCAGGTCGGCGGCAAAGTTGCCGTACCCGTACATGCCCAACACTTCCTGCGGCGTCAGCAGGTCGATGAACGTGTCCCAGGTGAAACGCTGCGGCACGTTGGGCCTCGGCTGCGGGTTGGCGATGTCGGGTTGGACGTTGAGCAGCGCGGCAATCGCCTCGTAGTCCTGCGCGGCCAGCAATGCGCTGTAGCGTGCGTCGGCTAACTCGGCGGCCAGCACCGCCAACTGGTCTGCGTTCAGCATGTCGCCTCCTATACGGCCTCGGTGTAGTAGTCCACGGTCACGCCGTGGCTGTTTGCGCCGGACAGGTTGACGATTAATGCCTCATTGTCGCCCAGCTTCCACTCGCGGCCTGGCGGGAAGCTCCACGCCACGCCATCCCCCTGGTTTTGCAGCAAAGCCCTGCGCTTGGTGTTGGCCCCGCTCTTGAGCAGGATCGTGGTCGCCGTGGCCGACTCGTTCTGCACCACGATGCTGCTCACCACAATGCGCTGCCCGCTGCCCGGCCCGGCCACCAGCGTATTGTCGCCGCTGTCGGCCTCGGTCGTGGCCTGCGTGGTGATCGTCTTTTCGGCAATCTCCACATCGGGCAGGCTCGTTACATCCACGTCGCCAATGTCCACACCGCTATTGGCCGCCAGTTTGCCGATAGCATTTGTGCCCGCAGGCAGCGCAGGCAGCGTCAGCACGTCTACCTGCATTTCCGCCCCCGCCACGGCCCCGGCCAGCGTGGCAAGTGAGGTATTGCCGGTGTCCTGTTTGGCCGCCGTACTTGCACCGCTGGGCAGACCCACGGTCAGCGACCCCGCCAACGCGGCCTCGATCCCATCCACGGCGGCAAGTAGAGTGTCTTGCCTGGCTGCGGTTGCCGCACCGGTTGGCAGCGGCGCGCTGGAGAGGCTCACAGCCACGGGCGAGGCCCGTAATTCGGTATCGGTCAGCGGGCCGGTAACCGCCTGCTCTGGGATATGCGGATCGCCGTTGGACCCCGCGCCCGTTGCCTTGAGATAAACCGTGCTGCCTGTTGCGTTGACTACTGCCAAATTCGCCATATCTGCTCCTATAACAGCGCCAAATACATGCTGTTGGCCGCCGCGCTAAAGTCCAAGAGATAATCCGGCGCGGGTGCTTCGCCGTCTAATGGCCGATCCTCTTCGCCCAGCGCATACACCTCGCAGCGGACCGCCGTCTGCCAACTCTCCGTGTTGTTGACCTGGTAGATCTCCCACGTTCGGTTCCCGATCTTCAACCGGTCTGCCGCCGTTACACCTGTTCCGTAAGGCAACGTCACAAACCAGCGCGTCTCACTGATAACTTGGTTGCCTCCCGCCGCGCTCTCTGCCATGGTGCGCGTCGTTTGCGGATACAGCCGCGCCGCCACCGTGCCCACCGCTGCCCACGTCGCGTCAAACCCACCCATGCCATCGGAGGTCAGGGTATATCGGTGAATCACAGCGGTACTCGGCAGGGCTTGGACCTGCACAGCCCGCATGGCGATCAGTTCGGCGGCAGTCAGCATAGGCCCACAGCCCTACTCTAAGTAGACATGGGCGGCGCAGGTAGTCACACTCCCGCCCGCCGTCACTACCAGCCGCAAATCGCCATTGATGACCTGCGGCGTATAACTCGCATAGGCAGACCCGGCATTGGTATGCACCGCGCTCACCGGGTAATACCAGCCATCCTCCTTCGCAAGCGCGCTGCCCAGCGTCAGTAGGGTCTTGTCTACCCCGCTGTAGGCATTCACCACGCTCAGTACAGCCGTTCCACCATCAGCCAGCGTGCCGTCTACCCATTCCACCGCAGACAGCACCCTGGCGGTATCCGGCCCGATATTGCGCGAGGAAGTTACCGTCCCGGCTCCCGCCGCATTGGTCGTCAGCGACAACGTTACAATTTCCATGCTCACCTCAGCCCATCTCGGCTAACAGATCCGCGGTCCGGTTGACCCACGCCGCGCCAAAATTGCCCCAGTTCGGGAGCCGGGTATACACCCGCAATCGCTTGGCGGCGAAGGCCCACGGGTCAGCCCCTACTTCCGCCAACCAGGCCCGCGCCGTTCCTGTGCCATGCAATACGGCCGTGTCCATCACCAGCAGGCACAGCGGCCATTGCAGTTGGTCTGCCCCACTTGCCACCCAGTAATGCTCCCGGTAAATCGCCCTAGCCTGCTCCAACGTCAGGTTGGGAATGTCATATGCGTGCGCCCAGCTTGCCGCACTAATCCCATACTTCGTCCCAATCAACTGTCCCTGGTAGTAATTGCCCACGTCTGCCGGATCAGCCTGAAACCCGCCTTCCCAGCGCAGCACCCAAGCAATCGCCCGTTCCCAGTTGTCATCGGTCTTGGCGGGGACTGTGGGCCTATCTCCCGCAATCGGCACATATCCCTGCGGCGTCTGGGCCGTGGGCCTCTGCACCGGAACACTCAAGATCGCCTCATACGCTGGCTCCACATCAAACCCGGCCCATTCCCGGTTGGCAAAGTCGCTGGCAAACACACAGCAGCCCACAAATCGCTTGTCCTGCGCCATACGCCCGGTGTAGTCGGCAAGTTCGGCGGCATACTGCCCTGCGCTCTTATGCGCCTGCCAGCCCCGCTGCGCTTGGCCCACAGCCCCGTTCTTCACATACTGGTCAATCCCGCATTCGCCAATGATGATCGGCACGTCCCAGGGGCAGCGCAGCGCCCTACCGCCCCACCAGCCCCACAGTTCGCCGGGACCGCTATCCGCCCAATACTCATGGCAGACCAGCACATGCCCGCCGCGCCGGATCGCATCGGCCACCGGCGCATACGGCTCCCAGTTCGGCGGCGTATCAGTCCCGGTATTCGCCGGCCACCCCACCGCAAACTGCAACGCCCCCGCGCGCAGGCCCACAGCCCCGCATTCATCCAAAAAGGCCACAGTGTATGCGGTCACCGCTTCCGGCACACCCGCCTCCCACACCCGCGGCTCATTGATGCCCAGCACATGCGTGCGCCCCCGGTCAAAGCCCAGCCGTAGCGCGTGGTCTGCCCATTCCCGCGCGTGGCGTTTGCCTGTGCCAACCGGGTCGCGGCGCATATCATCATACTGCTCAGACAAGGCCCAGTCGCGTGCCAGCACGCGCGTGTTTGGCAGGTTGCTATACACCCACTGGTAATCCGGGTGACCGCCATCCATGATCTTCACAACCGCCGGATTCAGCCGCTCGAAATAGCGGTAATCCTGCGGCCTGCGGTGCATCGTTGACCAGTACACGCCTAGCTTGTTCATCGGCGGCTCAGTCCGTCTTCCAGCGCCACGCTGCCCACGTAGATACCCACAATCGTAGTGATCGCCTCGATCAGCGTTTCGTCAGGCAGCTCAGGCAGCCCGAAGGCCACCAGCAACACCGAAACCAGCCCGATCAGGCTGGCCCAGAATTTGCGGCTCTTTAACACCCAAAAAATCTTGTTATCGCCCACCGTCGCCCCCCTTGACCAAATGCCGGTCAATCGTCTCCAACCGGCTATTGGTTTCACGGTTCACTTCGATCACCGTGGCAATTACCTTTGTGTTCCCGTCCAACGCCATGATCACACGGTCGGTCATGCCCTCTATCGTCCCGCGGTCGGCTCGTTCGCGGTTCATCTGTTCGTCGAAGCGCCGGCTCATCTCGGCTTCGCGCTCTCGGTTGCGCGCCACCGCGTCCCCGATCACCTGTTTCGCCAACCAAAACAGCCCTACCAGCACCGCACCGGCCAAAATCGCATAGCCGCCGCTGCTCTCCAAACTCTCAAAAAACATCTCCATGCCGTTATCCCATCACAACATATCGTTGCGCGTCATGCTCATCACCTGTGGGCCTGCCAGCGCGCTATAGCGGGCAATCAATCCCTGGATTGTCTGTAGCTGTTGCGAGCGCCGGAACGTAGCCCCGTCTGCGGTAAAATCGTAGGAGAATTTGAGTTGTGCGGCCCACGCGGTCAACACATCTACCGCCGCGTTGTGCATATCGTATTGATAGCCGATGGCGTAGACCGGCGGCGTCTGGCTGGCGCTGAATGTCCAGCGGCCCATCTGCGCGTCTTCGCTCGCGGGCGTGAGCGCGTTATAGCCACTGTCATAGAGGCTCACGCTCCCCTCCCACCACCCCACCGGCGCACGATAGGCCAGGTAGCTCACGGAGCCGCCCGCCGCAATCGTTTCCACCGCGGTCAACGGCGCGTACCGGTACTCGGTCTGATGCCCGTCCAAAAAGGTCTGCAACGTATCATCGTCAAATGTCTGGTCAGCCCCGGCGGGGTCATGTACCAGTGTTCGCAGATGAGCTATCAGAGCCGCCATACCCGCACGCGCCATTGTCCCGCTCCCCGCTGCCCTATGCCGTGGGCAGAGCAATCACGCGCACAGTCCCGGCGATTGTGCCGGTGGGCGTGAAGGTCATGCCGAACGTGCCGTCATTTTGCAGGAAACGCGCCATCTCGAACGGGCCGAAATAGCTCACACTCCCCGCCGCAATTGTGCCGGATACATTGCCCAACCCCTGCCGGAACGCGGGCGGTGCATCGCCGGCCAGCGCCGCCACTACCAGGTTTGCCGTCCCGCCATTCGCCACGCGTGCGATAATTTGCCCGCCGCGATAGGCCGTGACCGTCCCGTAGATGGTGACCGCACTTGTGCCGGTGTCCAACACATCGCCCGCCGGTTCCGCTGCCCAACCGTTGGCGGTCAGGTCGTTGATCGTCAGTGCTGTTGCGTTGCTCATGATTCATGCTCCCTTACGGTCGGTCGCAGTGCAAGACTGCCAACGCCGTCGGCCGGACAACTTTCGCGCCGTACACATGAAGTCCCTTAACTGCATCGGCAAAACGCGCTTCCATCCGGAACGCCTCTACCTTAACAATCTGCTCTGCCAGCGTCCAGGCGATGGGATGCCCGGCCATCACCTTGTAGTTGTCATCGCTGGTGTTGACCACATTGTTGGACTGAAGCACCGTGAAGCCCGCCAGTTGCCCAATCACAGCATTCGCCAACCGCTGTTCGGCCTGCGGACTGCCGGGATTCAGCAACCGAGTGTCACCCTTGAGCAGCAATTCCTTGAACCAGGGCGGGATGATCACCCAACGCCCATCGGTCGGGACATTGGCCTGGTCCAACAGCGTGCCCAACTGCAACAGATAGTTATAGGGCGCGCCCGCTGCGCTGGATAGATCGGTCTTCGGGCTGGCATTCGTACCGATATTGTTGGCGGTAGCTGCGTCAGTCCACTTCGCCGCCAAGAACCCATCTAGCGTGTCCTTGAGCGCGTAGCCCGCTTCGCGCATCGCCTCACCCATCACCTCAGGCTTGGCCTGTACGCGGTCAATATCGTCAACCTGGAAGTTGAAATAGCGCTGCTGGTCAATCACCAGAGTCGTATCAGCGCCCACGAGGTCTTGCGGCGCGCTGATGTCGGTGTTCTTGGTGTATGTCCCCACACTAATCGCGCCAATGGCATTAATCCGCACCGTGTCACCGGCCTGGCGGATCTCGCCTTCATACTCCCGGTTAATCACGCCGGGTTGCCCATACACCTGGGCCTTGTGCAAATTCTGGAGGATTCTGGCTGACCAGACCTCAGGAATAAACGTTGTGAGCGCCATTTCGGCCCCTCCTACCTAACTGTCTGCCGGCTCTCTACCGGCCCGCTTTCAATGCAACCTGCACTTCTTCCCACCGGGCGTTAATCTGGTCAGGTGTCATTCGCTTGACATCCTCCAGCGTCAACGCCGTCTTGCGTTGCGGGTTTGTCGGGTTAAGGCTCACAGCCCCAGCCTGCAAATATGGGTGGCTTTTCAGGAGCGCAGACACCGCGCCGTCAATCTCTGCCGGTTGCCCATCATCCCCGAATTCCACAGCCACCAGTTTGCTCAATAGCTCCGGGTCTACCTGATGCTTCGCCGCGGCCTTGCCGATCATCGCTTCGGCTCTGGCCTTGCGTAGGGCTGCCTGAGCCTCTTGCGCCGCTGCCTTTGCCGCCGTTGCCTCCGCCTTCAACCGTTCGGCCTCAGTCAGCTTCTCAGTCTCAAACCCCGTTACCTTGCCTTCGAGGTCTTTCAC